AGGTAAATTACCGTCTGTTAAAAAACTTGATCCTTATCTACAAGCTAAGAAAAAGTTAAAACTACCAAGTAACAGTCTAGATAACGTATGCGCTTATTTTGGTTTACCTCAAAAGACAGCAACAGGTATGGAACTATGGACAAAAGTTCAATCTGGTAATGAACAGGCAATGAAAGAAATGGTTTCTTATTGTGAGAATGATGTGTTAGTTCTTGTAAATGTGTACAATTTACTACAGAGTCTTGGAAATGTGAATACAGATTACAATGCTGCCTTGTACTACAATGATAATGTTGTGCGCTGTAGAACTTGCGGTAGTAGTGATGTAGAAGTGACAGGTCGCAATGTTACAACTTCAGCAAGCGTATTTGAAGAAGTTCGTTGTAATGAGTGCGGTAGTGTACACAGAATTCGAACATCAGAAACTACAAAAGAAAAGCGTAAAAGTTTGCTGGTGTAACAAAGTTATGCTACAATAGCATTTTACAATTTGAGTTCACACCCCCGGTTAACAGCCGGGGATTTTTTAACAGTAAAGGAGTCTTATGTTTAAACCTTGGGTAAAATGGTGCATTAACAACAATCTTAAGTTTTTAGTTTACCTTGTATGGTTAATTGTCCTACCGTTTTTTCTGCTAGCCTACATAGAAAATGCAGCAGATGATGCTATGCACGAATTAAACAGTATTAAAAACGCAAAGAAAGGTAACCTATGATTTACGATTATGACATTTCTGATTTTCAAGATGATTGCTATGCTTTCAATGAAATTGCAGGTAAAGATGAGCAGTGCAGTTTAAAAGATATCGAGTTTCAGTACAATTTAATCCTAGAGGAAACTAAAGAGATTAAAGAGAGAGGTATTGATAAAAACAACGCTAAAGAAGTTGTAGATGGTGTCGTAGATGTAATGGTCACTGCACTAGGTTTGATGCAAAAGCTAGAGCATCTTGGTGTAGATATGAACAAGGCGATGCGAGACACTGCCTATAATAACTTCACAAAGTATCCTTCCGATGAACGTACTGCCATTGAAACTGCACAAAAGTACGAAGAAGAGGGTGTCCAAGTTACAGTTGAGTATAAATCTGACTTTGAATTATTTGTAATCAAGAACATGAAAGACAAGATTATGAAACCCGTTGGTTTTGAGAGTAATGATCTAAGCAATTGCATTCCAGAAGATTTGCTGCTGAATGGTTTTAAGGAGGATTGAATATGAGTTTAAATTTGAGTTTAAATAGTATTACAATTGGCAACAGGAGTTATACACCTGTTGAAGATGACTCATCAAGTGCTCCGTCCTGCAGGGATTGTTCATTTCGTAATGATGATTACCGTTGTGAAAAAGCTAATGAGTTAATTAAGTGCTATCTAGAAGGTGTGCATTTTGTACCAGCATCAACAGTAACAAAAGTAGATTTACGTTCAGATACACAACAGATGCAAGACTGGCAACCTAATAATACTGTTGCCCTAACTGAAAATCAACCGGTAGGAACTAAGTACGATCAAGATAAGTTGCAATACAGCTTAATTCCTCCTTATGCTCTAGAACAAGTCGCTAAGAATCTTACGGTTGGTCTAAAGAAGTACAAAGAGCGCAATAACTGGAAGAAAGTAGAAGGTGCACAGCAGCGATATCTAGATGCCCTTTATAGGCACTTAGAGGCCCATAGAAGAGGTGAACTGCATGATCCTGATAGTAGCGTACCGGATATGCCTCATATGGCTGCAGTGGCTGTTAATGCAATGTTCTTGCTAGAATTTATGCTAGACCCTGAACTTAATACAAAGGATAACCAATGATAGTTTTACAAGTAATTAGCTTCATTTTATTATTATTTTTAATTGGACTTGTATATCTGTCTTGCGTGAAAATGACAAAAGAAATTAACAACCTTATTGATGAAAATAATTCTGACAATGATCAAGACAACCTTGATTTAACCAATAAGCAGTGATATAATAGGACTCCAGTTTATTCTGAAAGGCAGTAAAATGAATAAAAAACCAACAAGACCAAATGCAATTGTAGCATTATGTATTATCTCCGAATCAGAAATTGCTAAAGTAATGCCAAATTACACTAACAAGTTTGAAGACAGGGAGGAAGAATTTAAAGAGTTCCTTTATTCGTTAGGAATGAACGTCAATCGACCATACCAACGACAAGATGGTTTACAGCATAGAAATCGTTTCAATGAAACTGTAGTGTGCAGTCGATGGGTCGGGGAGGAACGTCTAGATGAAGCTTGGGTAAATAGCGGATATGCCAGTCGTGCAGCTATTGACAAAGCTAGTGGAAGTAAATTAACAGAAGATATTTATCGTGCTAGGTATGAAACAGAAGATGCTCAGCAAATGCTAGAATCAAGAGATAAATACGCAACAACAACAGAGGAAGACTGAATGCAAATTAAAAAAGACTATTCAAAAGATTCATTATTTGATGAACTTGGTTTAAAACGACTAAAAGAATCTTATATGAAAGATGATGAACAATCACCTCAAGATAGATTCGCTTTTGTATCAGAATCTTTCGCTACAGATGAAGCACATGCTCAACGTTTATATGAATATGCTTCAAAACATTGGTTATCGTATTCAACACCGATTCTGTCTTTTGGTAGAAACAAGCGTGGTTTACCAATTAGCTGCTATTTAAATTTTCTAGATGACACGTCTGAGGGTCTGGTAAACAACTTATCTGAAACCAACTGGTTATCAATGATGGGTGGTGGTGTAGGTGTACACGTAGGTATTCGTGGTTGCGATGATAAATCTGCAGGTGTGATGCCACACTTAAAAGTATATGATGCATCTAGCTTGGCTTATAAGCAGGGTACGACTCGGAGAGGATCATATGCCGCCTATCTAGATATTAGTCACCCCGATATTACACAGTTCCTAGAGATGCGTAAACCAACAGGTGATCAGAATATGCGAACTCTTAATCTAAATCATGGTGTAAATATCAGTGATAAATTTATGCAAATTATTGAACGTTGTATGGTTGATCCTATAGCAGATGATTCTTGGGAGCTTGTACAACCACACAGTGGTAAAGTAACTGAAGTTGTATCTGCCAAAGCACTCTGGATGAAGTTGCTTGAGTTGCGTATGCAAACGGGTGAACCATATTTGTGGTTTATTGACAGAGCAAATGAAGGTTTACCTGAGTATCAAAAGAAACTTGGTTTGAAGAATCACGGTTCTAATTTATGCAGTGAGATTTCACTGGCAACATCAAAAGAACGTACAGCGGTTTGTTGTCTCAGTTCGTTAAACTTGGAATATTTTGATGATTGGAAAACAGATACACAATTTATTCCTGATGTATTAGAAATGCTGGACAATGTTATTGAATACTTTATTCAGAATGCTCCTGATGAAATTGCAAGAGCCAGATTTAGTGCAATACAAGAGCGAAGCGTAGGTGTAGGTGCTTTGGGCTATCATGCTTATTTACAAAAAAATAACATTGCATTTGAAGGCGCATTAGCTAAAAGTACAAACATGCGAATGTTTAAACATATCAGATCGCAGCTTGATGATGCAAATGAGAAACTTGCTTTACTTCGTGGCCCTTGTCCAGATGCAGCAACTATGAATGTAATGAAGCGTTGTAGTCATGTAATGGCTGTAGCACCTAATGCATCAAGTTCTATTATTATGGGTAATACATCACCTAGCATTGAGCCTTATTCAGCAAATGCTTATCGTCAAGACACTACCTCTGGTGCATTCTTAAATAAGAATAGATTCTTAGATAAGATCATTAAAGATGAAGCATTGAAACATGAAGAATCTTGGTACGATGATACATGGGCAAGTATTATTGCAGATGATGGTTCTGTGCAGAATCTTGAATGGATGGATCAATACACTAAAGATGTATTTAAAACTGCAGCTGAGATTGACCAACGTTGGATTATTGAGCAAACATCTGACAGACAACAGTTTGTAGATCAGGCGATCAGCACAAACTTATTCTTTAGACCAGATGTTAGTGTAAAGTATTTACATGCCGTTCACTTTCAAGCTTGGAAACAAGGATTAAAATCTTTGTATTACGTTCGCAGTTCTAAACTACGTAAAGCTGATAAAGTTGGTCAGAAGGTTGAGCGCAAACGAATTGAGGATGAAATCGACATGTCAGCATTAGTTAACAACGAAACTTGTTTAGCTTGTGAAGGTTGATGTATAATAGGGACTGCTTCGGCAGTCTCTTTCTATTTAAAGGATATAAATGAAAACGAAATTAAAACTTACAGATCAACGAAATTACTTCAAACCGTTTAGCTACCCTTGGGCATATGATGCTTTCTTAATGTCTGAAAAGATGCATTGGTTACATACTGAAGTACCAATGATTGAAGATGTTAATGACTGGAAGAATAAGCTTACGGAAAGCGAAAAGCAATTCTTAACACACATTTTTCGGTTCTTTACACAAGGTGATATTGATGTAGCTGGAGCTTATGTAACAAATTACTTACCAAACTTTCCTGCACCTGAAGTACGGATGATGCTTTCAAGTTTTGCTGCACGAGAAGCTATTCACGTGGCATCATATTCTCATCTAATTGAGACTCTAGGTATGCCAGAGACTACCTATAATGAGTTTCTGCAGTACGAAGAAATGAAAGCTAAACACGACTACATTGAATCATTTATCGTGCAAGATGAAAGATCAAAAGCTCAACAGATTGCAGTGTTTAGTGCGTTCACAGAAGGTATGCAACTGTTTAGTTCTTTCATTATGTTATTGAATTTTGCGCGTTTCGGTAAAATGAAAGGCATGGGACAAATTATTGTCTATTCAATTGCAGATGAATCTCACCACACCGACAGCATGATTAAGCTGTTTAGAGAGTTTGTAAAAGAGAATAAACATATTTGGAATGATGAATTAAAATCTCAACTATATACCATTGCAGAAACCATGGTTAAGTTGGAAGACAAGTTCATTGATCTTGCTTTCGGTGTAAATGAAATGCAGGGACTAACTAAAGAAGAGGTTAAAAGTTATATTCGCTATATTGCAGATAGACGACTAATTTCTCTAGGTTTGAAGGGTATTTTCAAAGTTAAGAAAAATCCATTACCTTGGGTTGAAGGAATGCTAGGAACTACTCATACTAATTTCTTTGAACAGAGAGTAACTGATTATGCTAAAGGTGCTTTGACGGGCGATTGGCAAGATGTTTGGGCTAAATAAATGAAAGGAAACAAATGAAAAATCTAGTAATCTTTAAGGCCCACTGGTGTAAAACTTGTGGACCAATGGTAAAAGTAGCTCAAGCTGCAAATCTTGGAATTCCAGTTAGCACTATCGACATTGATGCTGATCCTACAGCTACAACTGAGTTTAACATCCGTGGAGTACCTACCCTATTACTCATGGATGATATACAGGTTGTAAAGCGCCACACAGGTTCTATGACAGCTAAACAGCTTGAAGAGTTTTGTGCATAAAGTATAGACAAAAAGAAAACCCCGTAAGTTCCAACTAAGGAGCCTACGGGGTATTTTTATTTGCGGTAATTATCTAGCTGCTGTTTTACGGTATCATACTGCCTATAGCAAGCATTAAGATGCTGCTTTAGTTCTTCTGCATCTTTAGCAACTCCAAGAGAGATTTGTGCATGATCTGCAAATAATCCTTCTGAAGTAGTTCCTCTGGTGCTTTTTGCATTACTGGAATCTGAGGTAATATTGCTTGCGGTACTTGTACTGTTTGCACTGGTTGAATAGTGCTGCAAGCTTGCAAGAGCAGTACTGTACTGACGAGTAATATCTTTAATCTTAGCATCTTTTTCCTTTAGTATAGCGGTAGTGTCATCCCTGATATTGCACTCAAATCTTAGACTTCTTGCATTAAGTTCTTGAGCTAACTTATCGTATTTTACTTGCTGAGTAGCAACTGCTTTATCTACTGCAGTATTAACCTGCCAAGTATGCACTAGGAATAGTCCAGCTAGTATAGAAATAATTACTACAATTTTTATTAATATTGTTTGCACACTAAATCCTTGATTTATTATATAGCACGTCAGTTTCCTATACAAGTATTATATTCTTCTTTTCTGCGCTTAGTTAATCCCGGTAAAGGGTTACCTTTGAACCTATCCCACTTTAATATCTCTTGACAAGCACCTTCATAGTCATAAGCGATTAGCTTCTTAACTAGAGTACTTTTACAAAATGCATTACTGCCAATATTGTAAGTAAGCGATACATAAGCGTCAAACTCATATTGATGCATTGGTACAGGAGCACAGCGTTTAACAGCCTCTTCAAATACTTCTACATGCTCACCAAGGCGCTTTAAAGCCGCTACAGGGTTAGTTCGTTGGTTGGGTGCTACCCTAGTACCATCAGCGTTAGTTGTGCTTCCAAAACCAATTGTTAAAACGTCAGAACCTGCAGC